CTCTCGGTCAATGTTGATGGCTCAACTATTGAGACGAATAGCGATGCGCTGCGCGTCAAAGATGCGGGGATAACTTCAGCAAAGCTCGGGACGGGCGCTCGCCGCGTTGTGAGAGAAACTCCGAGCGGCTTAGTGAACGGCTCAAACACGTCATTCATATTGGCAAACACTCCCGCGTCAGGCATGGAAGAGGTGTATTTGAATGGCATCCTGCAGGAACCAGGCGCGGGTAACGACTACACAATCAGCACGAATACGATCACGTATTTAACCGCTCCAGTATCAGGCGATCGCTTGCGAGTGAGCTACATGTACTAATGGCTAAAACGCAGGTCCGCTCACAGCAGCTTGAGGATGAGGGGGTCAAGCGTGATGACCTTAATTCGACTAGCGCGGGGCAGGCTGTTGTAAAGAAGTTAGTTGAAGGAACTGGTGTTCAGCTTACTTCCACGGGGGTAGACGCCGGCACTGGAGACGTTACTGTAGCCACGCGAGCGGCCGACGCGGGCACTGCGGGTCACGTTTCGACGGGCACGCAGGAATTCGGAGGCAGAAAAACCTTTACTGGTCAGTATGTCTCCGGCCCTATTTACGACAACGGGAATAGCGGTAGCGGAACGGTCACGATCGATTGGGATAACGGAAACTCCCAACTGTTAACCTTAACAGGGAGTTGCACGCTCGCATTCTCAAACGGAGTTTCTGGTGGTCGTTACTTATTAGAGATCCGAACTGGCGCGGGAAGTTTTGTTATTACATGGCCGACAGTTACATGGATGCGCAGCGGCGGAACCGCCCCAACAGTACCAACAGCAGCGAGCAAGACCGCGTTAGTTGGATTAAGTTGTAACGGTACTAATTCATACGTTGGTAGTTACGGAGATAATTCTTAAGCGTAATGGGCGCGGTTCTAAAACCTGAAGAATTTGGTCAGTCTTATTTCGATGGCGAGACAGCAAGAATGCGCCACAACGCCGGGTATTCGCGTTACGAGCGTTGGTATCGCCAAGACGGGTCAGATTCACTCGGTGAGTATTGGACGGATTATGCCGCAATGCTCGTTCGTTGTTTCGACCTTTTAGGACAAAAGGTACTCGAGCTCGGCTGCGCAAAAGGGTTTGTTGTCGAAGATTTGCGTAAGTTAGGGGTTGATGCTTTTGGCTGTGACGTGTCTCAGTACGCAATTTCCAAGTCGCCGGAGCCTGTACGGCCCTTTCTGCAATGCGGTGACGCGCTGGACGTACTTAGGGAACAAACGACCAACTCTTATGACTGCATTCTAAGTCGCGGATTTTTGGAGTGTCTTGATCCGATTAACGTAGAACGTTTAGTTGTTGAGATGAATCGCGCCAGTCGCAGGCAGCTCCATTTTGTACATACCGACGTCAATCCCGAATTTTATACGCGCCAATCGCTTGATGAATGGGCTGCACATAATTGGAAGACGGGAACGCTGCTGATCGCGGTTGAAGGCAATGAAACGCGGGAACTATAAATGGGTACACAAATAACCAATACCGATCCCGCGATTCTCTTTAACGGCAATCGTTCTACCGTTCGTACTGGCGGTGGTGTGATTTACCAAATTATTAACGTAGTCGTGAGCGCGACGACGTCCTATATCGAAGTTTGGAAATCCGCCAACGGCTCAACATGGGCCGAGCAGGATCACGCTCACGCTCCGAACAGCGGTGGAAACTATTCCGGATGCACAGGCGCAATTGACAGCACGGGAATCATTCATATCGTCTATCGCAACGAAGCGTCCATGACGCCAACGATGCGCTATGTGCAATTTAATACCACAACCGATCTTTTCCAGAATGACGCACAAATTACAACGCTGAGTCTTGCCGAGCACGGGGCTTGTGGGGTGGCCGTGGACTCTAACGATAAGCCTCACGCCTTTTGGACAGAATCTATCACTAACATGGGTAGTAATTTCCGGACGTTGCAATATTCTAACCGTATTTCTGGGGCGTGGGCCACGAAGGTCGAGGTTTATGGTCAGGCATCGTCGAAGGCGGTGGACTTCGGGCCATCAATGTTGATTGATAATAACAACAAGCCCCAACTAGCGTTCGTGGTGACAACTGATAGTAAGATTCGCGCAGCGATCGGCAACGCGAACAACGCCACCTCGTTTACGCTCTCAGACTGTGAAGCTTCTACCGACGTTTTACAGGTTCCGGTTTCAATTGCGTTGGATTCCAGTAATAACACGTGGGTCTCTTATTGTCGTAACTCAACGAACGATCAGCTTTATCTTGTGAAACACAATGCTGCTGATACATGGACTACCTGGCAAACGCCTGTCACGGACTCGAAATCAGTCGAGACAGGCGCAAGTCACGGAGGGGAGGGCCCGGTGCAATGCATTGCGATCGACGGAACGACGGTGTACGCGATTTACCAACGTCGTATTGACGGAAACATCGTGTACCAAACTTACACAGGGGCATGGTCAAGCGTCACGGTTGTGGAATTCACCGACGTAGATCATGTTAATTGCAAATGGGCTCAATACTTCAATAACGGGGGCAGTTCTCAGATTGATTATTGCTATACAGTTCCTAACGCGGGCATAGATCAAGCTTTTTGGAATAAGATTTCACTCAGCGCGCCGCCACCCAGCTTTTCGCTGCCCTTTTCGGTTAAACGCCCACAGTTATTCAAGAGGAGAATATAAATGCCGAGAATGTATCGCGTTCCTTATACAGGAACACTGACTGCCGCAGGAGGCGACTCAGACCTGTTGAGCATTCAGCCGGCCGACGACAAGCCTTGCAGACTGGTAGGCTGGATCATCGGGCAATCGAGTGAAACCGGTGATGCGGCGGAAGAAAACGTCAGGATTACGTTGCGGCACATGACGGCGACTGTCACGATCGGTTCGGGCGGCTCGAGTCCGACGCCAGTAGCAAACCGTCCCGGCACTTCTGACATTGCCGCCGCCGGGTTTACCGCTCGTTGTAACGACACAACCGTTTCGACAACCTCAGGCACTTCAACAATCATGGAAGAGATGGGATGGAACGAGCGTAGTTCACCCTGGGAGCGGTGGATACCAGAAGAACTCAGGCCAGTTGCTATTCAAGGTGAAGTAGTTATTGTTCGGTTAGAATCTACTCTAGCGGATGATATGACGATCGAGATGACGTTCTTTGTTGAGGAAGGGTTTTAAGAAGTGGCGTTTTTTAGAAGAACGGTCAGACGGTTGAAGTCGAGAATCAAATGGATGCCAAGTAAGACGGCGACGGTGGTTGTATCTTCTATTTCGCCGCATTTTCTGAGTGGTGATTAGTGAATACGCACGGGATGATCTTATAAGGGAAGTAGAGTGAGCGGTGACGATGAGTAAGGCGATAGAAGTCCTAACTGGAAAACAACGAGCATTTATCAATGCCTATCTTGGCGAAGCGAAGTTCAACGCGACTGAAGCGGCTCGAATTGCGGGCTATAAAGGCGATGATGTAACCCTCGCCGCAGTTGGGTATGAGAACCTCAGGAAACCTCAGATAGAGGCAGAAGTCAGGGCGCGGTTCAACGAAGCCACGATGTCGGCAAATGAGGTGCTGGCGAGACTTACAGAAATCGCGAGCGGTCGGATTACAGACTTTCTTGATGAAGACGGCGCGTTTAGTCTGAAAGTGACCAAGCAGCGTGGTAAAGAGCATCTGCTAAAGAAGCTCAAGATTAAGCGAACGGCCAAGAAGGTTGACTCGATCGAGTCTGGACGTGAAGACGAACGAGAAACGCTTGAGACGTCACTTGTGCATGAAGACGTCGAGCTTGAGATGTACAGTGCGCATGAAGCGCTCAGAGACCTCGGCAAGTTTCATAAGTTGTTTGCTGAACGGATCGAACATAGCAACCCGGACGGCTCTCCACTCGGGCAACCGATAGCAGAAGCGTTGGCGAAGGTCTATGGTTCAGGCGCAACAGGTAGTTAACACACAGGCAGTCCATGCTGCTGCGGTTCGACTCGCCCAAACGGCAAAACAGGCGGGCGTCCCGGAAGACTCGCTAGATCGATTCCTGCGCGCTGGTTACGTTCCTCAACCTAAACAGTTGATGTTTCACGCGGCCGCGAGGGAATGCGATAAGGTAAACGGGCCAACGCAAGTCGGATTTGGCGGTGCTCGCGGCCCCGGCAAGTCCCACGCGCTATTTGCTCAGGCCGCGTTAGATGATTGTCAGCGCGTTGAGAATCTTAAGGTTCTCTATCTCCGCAAGCTCGGCAAGAATACCCGCGAACAATTCGAAGACCTAAAGCGGCAGGTGTTGAAAAACGCTCAGCATCAATTCACAAGCGGTGTATTGCGGTTTCCGAATGGCTCCCGAATCCTACTCGGCCACTTCAACAACGAGAAGGACATCGATCAGTATCTGGGCCTTGAATACGACCTGATAATCATCGAAGAGGCAACTACGCTCACACTTGTAAAGTATCGAGCGCTACGAGACTCCAACCGTTCATCCAAGCCAAATTGGCGACCTCGCATCTATATAAGCACCAACCCCGGCGGCGTTGGACACGGATGGTTCAAGGCCACATTTATTGTTCCAGCGAGGCGAGGTCAAGAATCCGACACGCGCTTCGTGTTTGGCACGGTAGAAGACAATATCTTCAACGACGAAGACTACCCGAAGAAACTCGAAGA